AATAGCAAGAAGAGGATACAGAAAGTTTGAGAAAAGTTGGTTCTATCCAAATATCAAAGATGAAAGAATAGATGAGCTATGGAAGCAAACACTATCTGGATTTGACACTTGGAAATCAGCATTTCAAGAAATCAAAAAATCGAAAGTGAAATATCGGTTTCTGCTTCAGGATTATGTCCAAAATGCAGTTTTCAGTAAATTCTATAGTCAAAAACTATTGTTTAAATACAGTTTTATTTAATTGACTAAAGTTTTTATATTTTAGTTTACGAAATAGAGGCGATGTTGTTTCGCCATTGGTTTTGAAATGTGAACTCTACGCCATGCTGAAGACATGGCATCTTTCTCGTCAAGTTTTCTGTAAACCATAAAGTGTGCGGTTTTCTGTGTTTAAATCGGTAGAATACTGCATAATGCAGGATATTTATCGCAACGTAATGTACTTTGCTGACCGTGGAGGGTGCAGCAAGTGGAGAAGGTAGTGGGCGGTCTCTATGATAGACTGCTACGCACAGAACTCAAAGGTATAGGCTGACTACTCGTAGACGCCGATTCTTGACCACAAGTATTATCAGGGGATGACATCCGTGACAATACAGAGGTGGATTTCTGACTATCATGTAGAGGTCGTCGACAAGCTCCTGAAACCAATGACCGCAAACCAGAACGCCTGGCTTATTTATGAGATTGACGACCTGATGGATGACACGTACATCCCCCTCTTCAACCGTGGAAGGCTCGGCTTCGAGAATGAAAAGGTTCAGAAGAACATTCGCCACCTTCTTCATTAGGCCGATATCGTTACCGTCACCACCGACTACATAAAAGAAGCTTATCACAAGCATTACGGTGTTCCGTTGAAGAATATTGTCGCACTTCCAAACATGCTCCCGAGATACCTGTTTGGAGATCGGTACGATCCGGTGAAAAAGGTTGAGCAATTCAGGAAATTCAAGTCCAAGCCAAGGATTGGGATAGTCTCATCGCTTTCGCACTACAACATAGCGGACGTCAGGCAGACGGCGGACGGGCTTGCGTGTCGCAAAAAGATTATGAAAACCACAGACGGAGGGGATATGGTCAGGTGGTTCGACGAGAGGGGTTCCGAGGTTCCTGAACAGGACACCAAGCCCGTACATGACGACATGGATATCATCGTCGACATGGTACGCGACACGCACCGAGACTTTTAGTGGGTGTTCTTTGGATATGCACCCCCTAAACTAATGGATCTTGTCGAAGCCGGGAAAATTGAGGTCCACCGGGGTTCTCCAATCATGACATACCCTTCGGTACTTGAACATTTGACGCTCTAGGCTATCGTCGCTCCGATTCAGGACATCGAATTCAACAGGTGCAAGTCTCCAATCAAGTACATGGAATGTGCGTCTATCGGAGTCCCGCTGTTTGCGTCCAATGCGATTCCATATTCGAGGGTTGTTCCAGAGAGACAGCTGTTCTCTGACGCATCAGACCTTAAGGACAAGCTAATGAAGCTCAAGTTCTCAAGTGTCGGACTCTATACGTCAATCATTGAGAACCAGTGGAAATGGCTCAACACGCCATGTCACGAGGGTGATTTCGATCTCAGGAATCTCTGGCTCGAGGATAACATCGACATATGGATGAGCTTGTTCAAGATGCGTAACAGGTGCATAGATTGCTCTCTTGCGAAGTGGATTGAACAGAGGGATAAAGTCGCGAAGGAGAAGGCTGAACGAACGATTTATAGCAACGGAGAGGTGGAGATCCTGAAATGAGAACGATTGCAATATCGGTTACACACAAAAACTCGGACATCTTAAATCAGATTGTACGTTGGGTGAAATCTTTGCCGGAAACCAGGATTGTAGTCTATTCAAAGGATGATCTGGACAGGATTGACGGCGTGGAAAACAGGAGACTCCCAGATGATACGCTGGTTTCGGAAGCCAAAGTCAAGAATTTCATCACAAACGACGTGATAGAAGGGGGAACCGGCGGTTTCATTCATATCATAGATAACACTGTTGAGATTTTCTCGGATCCGTCAATGTTCATTTTTGAAATCGAGCGAATGATGACAAAATTCCACATCGGAACATGGCTAAACACGGTGACAGATCCGATGAATTACACATTCAAGATCTATAATCCAAGGTTTTCCATACGCATCGACGAGGAGGAACTGAAGAGGGTCTATGACAAGACGGTATATTTCACATCGCATGCAAACACGTCGTGGGTAATCTGGAACACAGGCGAAGCATCCCGAGACGAACTTCTTTTTGACGACAGGTTCACCATACCGATGTACTTCATCGTGAAGTTTCTCGCAGACAGAAGGAAACGACACGAAAAAGGCAAACTCAGCTACATGAACCTGTACCCGACAGTATCTGAGGAGCAGGACGTTTTCAGGCTTGTTAATCTTGACAGTGTGATTCCAGAACCAAGCCAGAAGGATAACATGGTCGAGTTGAACATGTTCCGTGGCTTGAATGTCGATGTCAACCCAACGCTTGACATAAACATTGTCATGGAGGACATTATTTCTGCAATTTCAATGGAAAACAGTTGACAGAAATATCAGAAAAAGATATAATATGTATATGTTTGGTGTGGGTTGCTTAGCGGCGGGAATGTGTAGTGTCGGGGGTTGTGGAAAATGATCAACTCTCGTGGAATAGTCCAGAATAACAGTGGAACATACAAGTTCCAGAAGCTGACATACGGTATGGGTTCAATGTGCAAACCAATTTCAAGGGAGGAGGAGCGGTCTCTGATAGACTCGATGATGTCGGAAGGGAAGGAGCGTGAGCTCAGGGATAGGCTCGCGCTCCACAACATACAAATTGTGTATTCCATTGCCAGAAAGTACTGTCAGCACACGCGGGACTTCGACGATATGATAGCAAGGGGGATGTTCGGACTGACGTATGCCGCAAACACCTTCAACCTCTACCAGCAAGCCATGGTTCCCGACAGGAACGACCCGATGTACAAGATAGACAGGAAGCGTTGCAAGAAGAAACCGAAGTTCGACAGGAATGGGAACCCGGTGTATGTCAAGTTCATAACATATGCAACACATTGGGTGTTCAAGAGGATACTTGAGGAATTCAGGGGTCTCGTAATACAGCTTGACAACAATTCTATTTCGATGAACGCCAGCGCGTTCACGAGGCTTCATGAGGAATCCGGCACGACAATGGAGAACTTCCTCAATGACAGGATTTCACCGGAGTTCGAAAAGACAAACGAAGTTTCGGATGGTCTTACAGGTGAGGATACACATCGGATATACGGCAAGATATTCGAGTATGTAAGCACGACTGACGAACTTACGGCGTTCGAAAAGACCGTTATAGAGGGGACGTTCTACCGGAACAAGCGCGTGAAGGACATTGCCGAGGAAATGTCGACAGACACTCATCATGTTATAAACGGGAAGAAATCTGCTCTTGGAAAGATAAGGAAATACATGGTCAAGGAGCTTAAGATTGGCAACATCTCTGATATTTTTAAATGAGGAAAACAAATGGTATCGAATGCTACAATTCATTTTGACAAGAAGTGTATACCGGCGAGTGAGTACGTCGTTCTCCGCGTAATCGACAGGAACGACAACATGGCACTTGGCGGGATCCTCATATCGGAAGGATCCTACTCGAACGATAGGCTCGGATTCTACAGGGTAGAGGAGGTGGGTGAGAAGGCTGCTGAGGAATATGGGTTGAAGAAGGGAGATTACGTCCTTGCCGACCGTCTTGCGCAGGTGTATAAGACATCCCCGATAGCCGTCATGAAATATGTCAACGTGATTGTGAGGACAAACGCCGACAACACGCAGTACTCTCCGCTCAAGAACATGGTGTTTGTAAAGGACGAGAAGAACACGACCCAGAATGTCGGCGGAATACTTGTTAACAATTACTCGGCGCAAGTAAGGGTCGGTGAGGTCGTTGCCATGAACATCGACGATTCTGTAAGGGTTCCTTTCAAGGTTGGGGACAGGGTTATGCTATCAAAGGGTGGAGATTCATTTCAGATAGGAACTGAGCATGTTTTCATTTACAAACATGACATGATTGTGTGTGTTGTGAAGGATAAAAAAAACAATGAACAATGAGCCGGAAACATACCTGCGACCGTATTTGGATTTGATGTCGGAAGTGCGAGACAAGGTTGAGAAGATATATGGTCTTGTGAATGCGATACCGAAGACGACAGACGATTCGACAGTTGGGGTGATTGTTGACACTATAAGAGTATCGCTTGATGACATCAAGGACAAGATATTCGTGTGCAGTAGCGGCATTGAGGTCTTGTCCGAGGAGTTGGTTGGGAAAACAAAAGAGAAAATGAACAAGCGAACTTTTGATGGCAAGTGTTCGAACGGCATGCAGGAGAGCGATTCGTACATTCCGTGTTGGAGATCCTTATGACTTTGTGGACATCAGTTGAAAGTTTTTCTAATGGAGATGACGATGAGAGCCCTTGAACCAGTAAGAAACTCAATTCTCTGTAGGAAGTTGAACAGGAGCCGTGAACTTTGCAATTCTGGACAAATCCTTGTTCAAAAGGGAAATGTTGATTTGTATGAGATACTGAAGGTCTCTGGAATTAATGATAATCGGTTTCCCTTTAAGGTCGGAGACATTGTTGTATCAAATTCAACTGGAGATAAGCTGGAAGTTAATCCAGGAGAAATCGTTTACCTTTTCAAGAACGAAAACATAATGTGCAAGGTTGAAAAATGAACGAAATTGCAATTAAAATCGGAGGTGTCGGATGTCTCTTTGCCGCAGTCTACGCCTGGGTACATGGAATCCAGAATGGATGGATCATCGCACTCGGAATTCTCGGTGTTCTTCAAACGATTCGGGCTTGAATGGATTGACGACGACACATGCATCTTCCTCGTCAACCCTCTTGTGAACTCTATGCCATGCTAAAGACATGGCATCTTTCTCGTCAAATTTTATGTAAATATTCTCAATGAAGACATTTTGGGATTATGTTCTGGAGATCGAGGACTTTTACAGGAATAGCGGCGTCATGATTGACCCAGTTCCAGATGTGAGGCTCGATAAGACCGAGTCATACAGGTTCGATCCCTTCATTCCCACGGCGAACTACAACCCGAACACGAACGTCATAAGCCTGTACATCGGCGGACGTCATCTCAAGGACATCTTGCGTTCCTTCTGCCACGAGCTCATCCACCACAACCAGTTCCTCACGGACAGGAACGGATTCATGAGGGCGGCAAAGGTGGGTACGCTCAACGAGAACGAGCAGCTTGTGGAACTCGAGGGAGACGCATACCGCAGGGGAAACCTCATGTTCAGGAAATGGACAGAGACCCATACATAAACTTCGCAAGATAGATGCCATGTCTTCAGCGTGGCATAGAGTTCACGGTGTGTGTTCAAAGAACGGGTTTGGTACAGTTGTGAAGACCGGTGTGGCAGTTGCATAGTTTAGTGGAGATCTTGGCGGCATCGATCTAAGTGTGTATCTGAAGACGTTGAAATTCAAGCCAACTTATCTCGGGAAAACGAAGAAGGACTGAGAACTGAAATTTCCCCAAAAAACAATAAAAATCCACTTGACAATGAGTGGATTTTTCGTTATAATACGCACATATTCAAAAGAGGAAATCGAATGAGCGTCAAGGAACTGAAGATCTGCAAGATTCGCAACGTGAAGACACCGACGAGAGCCAACCCGACCGATGCCGGAATCGACTTCTACATACCATACGACCTTCTTCGCACAGACATGGCGAAGACGTTCGAGATTACCCACCCAACAGTCAACGGAAGAAGTCCATCACCCCAGATCGACTACGACTACAACACAGGCTACGCGAAGACCATTTTTCTTCGTCCTGGTGATGAAATTTTGGTTCCATGTGGTCTCAAGGTTAATGTTCCGGAGGGTCACGTCCTGAAAATCGAAAACAAGTCGAGTATTTCCACGAGAAAGGGAATTCTTGTCGGTGCTGGTATCGTTGATTCCGGCTATATGGGAGAAATCATGGTCAACCTCCATAACGTTTCGAACTGGAAAACAGCTGTTCTCCAACCGGGTGACAAGATTGCTCAGGGGATCCTCTATCCGATTGAAACACCAACCATCACTGAAATCGAAACTTCTGAGGAGCTTTTCAAGGGAAAAAACTCGGAACGCGGAGAAGGTGGGTTCGGTTCAAGCGGACAGTCGTAAATTTGTTGAAGACATTTCTCTGAACAATGTACAGCTTGGAGTTCCTGAAACATGGAACTCCTTCCAATCTAACACAAGGAAGACAAAATGGAAGACAGGAAAAGCCTCGTCGACGTCAAGAAAGAACTCATCGAAAGTGATGAGTTCGAGAACGCCCTTAATACGGCAGCCGAAATCAAGAATGAGAAGATCTCCCTTTGCAAGTCGCGGAACAAGAACAACTACGCCCAATTCTACGAGCTCATGCTTGCGTCGAACCGGGAAATCCGTGGAATTCTCGAAATGAAGCGCAAGAACCGTTCCGACGCTGATAATGTAAAGATCAAGGCTTTCAAAAAGGACGTTTCCCAAGTGTACAGGCAGGTTACCGACCTCCTCATTCCCGAAGACCTTGAGGACGGCGAGGAAACGAAGATCCAGAAGATGGTTAAGAAGATCACGACCGTTCTGAAGATGCTCGAATATATTGGCAATACGGAGATCGAGAGGGAGTTCGAGAAGTGCGGAATCAGACTCGAGTACAGGAAGCTTTCCGATGAGGAGATGTTCGAACAGGAGCCTATCCATGAAAATTTCATAGCAATCTTCGATAACGGGAAGACTATCCGCGAGGATATGAATAGGAACAACGAAGAGATAAAGACGAACATCTACGAGAACTCCGTTCCGGCAGACCTTCAGTTTGACAAGTCAATGAACCCGACGGGACTCAAAGCCTCCGACTTCTGCAAGCTTGTTGATCTCAAGTCTAAGTTGATTCTCGCAAAGGATGACGAGGAAAAGAAGAGCAAGCTCGAGGAACAGCTCACGAATCTCGCCTCTGACTATACCTTTCAGAATGCAAAGAATGACATAATGCGTTCCAAGTTGATGTCTCTCGACGAGAAGAAATGAGACCATGCCGCCGGGCATCTCTCCGGTTTCTCGACAACGGGCGGTTATATGCACAACATCGCGAGTGTTTTTTTTCGGGGGTGGGGTGTCTGCCGAAACTGAATCTGTTTGGGATATCCGGTTGAGCCCGTTGTGGCTGATGTTCTTTGCAAATCGTGTACCGTGTTGAACGTAGCATCTTTTTCGTCATTTCTTTGTAAATATCTGAAAGAAACCCTTTCAGAGGACATAGAATGGACATCAAGAAGAACATGGAGGAGTGGAAGCGCATTTACGAATCCACGTTAAAGAAGAAATACAATCTCGCGAGAATCACCGAATCCGTCGATGATGACGATTCCGATCCGGAGGAACAGGACAACGACGAGCTCAGGGACGAATATCCGGACTACTATAAAGACAGCAAAGACAAGTATTTTGTTGAGCTCACTGAAATGTACTACGTCCCCAAGAAGGGTGAGGATCCGCTCGATCACATCCTGAGCTATGACGACTGGTACAACACGAAACTCCAGAAATACGGTTCGTTCAAGGAGTTCGAGAGGAAGACCTTGAAGTTCGACAGTTTCGAGGATGCGAAGAAAGAGGTTGTCAAAAGGTTTTCCGAAATCAGGAGGAAATACAAGGGAATTGAAGTTGAGAACTTCAGGGTAATCAACGAAAACGACATCCCGTCCGTCTTTAGAAAAGCCGATCCGAATGCGCTTGGGTTCATATACAACTACATACCTACACAAGCGTGGAGTGGTGACACCAAGGTGAAATATACAGATGGCAAGGAGACGCACACAATGGCGGAATGGGCGGAGAAGCTTGGCATAACATATCAGCAGTTTGCAAAGGCTATTCGTGACGGGGAGGTCAGGATCAAGAAGGACAAGGACGGGAACAAAATTGAGCCGTACACGATTTTCGGAAACAAGTATAAGAAAGCTGAGGAGAAGTTTCCGAATTCGTTTAGGCGGTTCCAGAATTCCGACAAGTCGGTCATGATGTTCATTTATTACATATACAAGGCACCACACCGGGTATTTATTAAAAGCGGTTTGTCCAAGCTCGCGAACGCGTACCTGAAGATGAATTCTACCCCGGAGTATTATGCCGAGGTTCAGCGGAAAATGCTAGAGCGCAAGCGCAGGGCATTGAAGCAGGTTGGAGAACTCTATAGGAAAACAAGGAATGTCGATATTGACGATGGTGTTGGAAGTGAATGGAAGCGTAGCGTCGACATGGACCAAGACGAAATGGACGCACGTAGGGCCGATGTGTTCGCGAAGGCAAACAACAACAAGCCCGAAGACCTGGACGACTTGGATGACCTCGACACCTACGACCTCGGTGGCGACGGCTCATATGGCGATGACGATGATGGACCCCTGGAAGACGGGGCTGAACCGGTCAATCCCGGCGATTAGGATACAGGTGATGATGAGAATGACGATCTCGTCTCTGACCCATCCTCGGACAATTACGAGTACAGTTTCAATCGCAAGGGCGATGTTGACTCCGACTACTCGGACGATATAAGGGAAGAGGTTGCCGCGGCCGCAGAGGATGGTGAGTGGACTGTTGTTACATTCAAGAACTAGACATCCAAGCCGAAGTTCGACAGGTTCGACGACGAGGAGTCCGCAAGGGATTTCTTCGAGGAAGTCGAACCAGAAGCATATGAGGTTAGGATCTTCGACGACAATGGTGACGAGATTGATCCGGATAGGATGTTTGGTTGAGAAAAGTTCGAACATTGGATCACGAAAGGGAAGCTTTTTGCTTCCCCTTTTTTTTTGAAAATTGGGTTGACTTTTTCGTGAAAATACGTAGAATATATCATGTATGGAAACAAGAATACTCCAGATATGGTAGCAGCTAGTATTGAAATAGCAAGAAGAGGATACAGGAAGTTTGAAAAAAGTTGGTTCTATCCAAATATCAAAGATGAAAGAATAGATGAGCAATGGAAGCAAACACTATCTGGATTTGATAACTGGAAATCAGCATTTCAGGAAATCAAAAAATCGAAAGTGAAATATCGGTTTCTGCTTCAGGATTATGTCCAAAATGCAGTTTTCAGCAAGTTTTATAAAAATAAAAATACAGGTTCATATCGATTTGTATAATATTTTATGAAATTTGTATTTTAGAATATAAAAGCAGAAAAGACAATGGATACCGAAAATATCATCTTGTTGATGGATATAATATCGAAAAATCCACGGAACTTTACACAGATATTAACTGGGAAAAATGGGAAATATCTATCTATTGTTAACTGGATTAAAGAACAAACCCCATTACTATCTGATGACAAGCATACGCTGTTAACAAGAATATTCTGGATCTTGAATGGACTGAAAGATTTTCCTATTTGCTACAACGAGAAATGTGGTTCTCGAATGGTTGACTTCAACGTCAAGCGGCTTACTAAGGGATACCCGAAATATTGTTCACCAAGGTGTTCGTCAATTGGAAGTCTGCAAAAACGGCAGCGGACGTGCGTCGAGAAATATGGTGTTGACAATCCATCCAAGAATCAATTGGTTGTTGAGAAAATTCGGGATATTAACATAAAGAAATATGGAACCGCATGTCCAGCAAGAAACAGTGAAATACAGGCGAACATTAGGAAAAGAAACCTTGAAAAGTACGGAGTTGAATATTATCAGTCCACTGATGAGTTCAAGGAGAAGGTAAGGAACACCTGCAACGAAAAGTATGGTGTGGATTGTGTTCTCAAGGTTGATGCTGTTAGGAAGAAGTGTGAGAATACGATGCTCGAGCGTTATGGTGTAACACACAATTCAAAGTCAAAGGTTCTAAGGAAGAGAATGTTTGACAATCTTCATGAAAAATACGGCGATGACTTTACAAATGTCGTATGGGGAGGTCGTGGGAACGTCGGACAGAATCGCAGGGCGTATTCGTTCATCCTAAGAAATCCTGATATAAAGCCGTTGTTTTCGGAGGAAGAGTACGTTGAGTGGAAGAAAAGCAATCCGAAACATGAGTTCCCATTTGAATGCAGACACTGTGGTACGAAATTCACGTCCATTTGGGACAATGGAATGCCGAACACGGTATGTCCAAAGTGCACGACAAGGTGTGGGATAAGTTCAATCGAAAAGGATGTTGTGAATTTCCTGAAAACAATTTATAAGGGTGAAATCATAGAAAACGATAGAAAAATAATTTATCCATATGAAATAGATATAGTAATTCCGGAGCGTAAGCTTTGCATTGAGGTTGATGGTGTTTACTGGCATTCGGACATCTTTCACCCCGACAGGAGATACCACCTAATGAAGACGAAGATGTGTAATGATGTGGGGTATTCGCTCATCCATGTGTTTGATGCGGAATGGATTCACAAGAACGAAATAGTCAAATCAAGAATAGCATCTGCACTTGGTGTCTATGATAATACAATATACGCAAGGGACTGTGACGTGAGAACTGTCTCCGCAAATGACGCCTGTGCGTTTCTTGACGAGAATCACCTACAGGGTAGGTGTGGTTCATCCGTTCGTCTCGGTCTTTATTATAACGGGGAACTTATATCACTCATGACATTCGGAAAGCCCCGTTATTCTACAAAATACGAGTGGGAACTCATAAGGTTTTGCTCAAAAAAAAGGTTGCATGTTACAGGGGCCGCTTCAAGGCTTCTCGTACATTTTGAACGTGACTACAAGCCGTCATCTCTTGTAAGTTACGCCGATAGGAGATGGAGTAGCGGAAATGTCTATCATCAGCTTGGATTTACATTAGAGCATGAAACACAGCCTAATCACTGGTATGTCGATTTTTCAAAATTGGAGCTGATTTCTCGTATAAAATGCCAGAAGCACAAGCTTTGGAAATTTTTAAAGGATTTTGATCCTAAGAAGAGTGAATATGAAAACATGAAGTTTAACGGTTTTGGGTGTATTTATGATTGTGGAAATCTCTGTTTTTCAAAAAAAAACACCTTGACATTCTAGTTTTAAATGCTATAATACAAATCGTAACCGGGTTGAAATCCGGTAATTGTGAAAGGAAATCCAAATGAGCATATTCAACGATGCAATAGACCTTTCCGAGGTGAATCCCAACGAGTGGAAAAACCTCATTGGCGACGGTTACAGGTACTGTTGCTACACGAACGACCACGACAGGAACGGAAGGATAGTGTTCCTCGGTTATGACAAGGAAGGAAACCGCAGGGTGTTCGTCGCTCCGCACCGTTCTCATATCAAGTTCAACGTCAAGTACAAGACGAACGAGAAGGACATCTACGGTCGCTACGTCGAGACGCGCTACTTTAAGAATTCCTACGACCGCAAGAAGTATCTCGATTCGGTCGGAAGCTCGATGAACATAGTCGAGTGCCTCCCCCCTCAGAGCGAGTTCCTTCACAAGGTATTCGACAATGCAGCACTCGACGACCACTTCAACAAGCAAGAGATGCGCGTATTCTACTACGACATCGAGAACGAGATTGATGGTCCCGCGAACGCCAACGCTGCTGCAACGAGAATTAACGCACTGACAATTTACGATACCGAGACCAAGAAGTATTACACATGGTCACTCAACAAGGTTGACAATCTCGATCTTGAAGATGAGTGTGATGAGGACGGGAACCTCGTAAACGAATGCCAGCTGAAGTCGCTTCCGAAGGACACATTCGTTATCTTTGACTGGTTCAATGGGAATGAGACGAGAATGCTTGAGCATTTCCTCGATTGGTACGAGAACAATAGACCGGATGTATTGGCTGGTTATAACTCACAATCATACGATGATGTTTTCTTAATGCGCCGTATTGAGAATGTTCTTGGAAAGCGGGATGCACAGAGGATGTCACCTGTCGGAAAGTACCGTTTCAGGGAGAACAACCTCGACAACGAGAGGGCGAACAAACAAGCCGAGGTTCTTGTTGATATTGATGGTGTATTCCAGGCTGACGTCCTCGTCCTATACCGCGACAAGTTCAAGATCCACCAGCCACTCGACGGCGGAAATTCGCTTGACAATGTTGGCGAAACCGAGTGCGGAATCCACAAGATCCACTACAAGAACGTACATGTCAAGGACCATCCTGTCGTCTACTCGCTCAAGGAGCTGTACGAGAAGGACTGGAATAGATTCATAAAATATAATATTATGGATGTCTATTGTCTGAAAACGGTGGAAGAAAAAGTAAAGACGATTCCGCTCGCGAGGACAATAACCTCGTCTGGTCTCTCCAACTACGACTCGATCTATTCGTCAATCGGGTATCTAATGGGTTCCCTCATCATGTTCTCGAAGACGCAGATGGGAGTCACGTTTACCTCATACCAGAACAAGAAGAGAACTCCGATTCCATATGAGGGAGCGTATGTCTTTCCACCAACGCAGGGACTCTACACAGGTGGCGTTGCATGCGTCGATTTCAATTCACTTTACCCGAACTCCATCATTGCGGCAAACGTGAGTCCTGAGACATATGTCGGGAAGATTTCGCGTTTCCCAATCACGGACCCGACTTCCGCGTTCTTCGCAAAGGAACCGCCGATTGACCTGAACGGAATGGACACGACGAAGGTGCTCCAGCGAACGGACGATGAGGTTGAGTACAATCTCACATATGGAAGCAAGTACAGCGGAAAGAACGAAGATTGCAACATCAAGACATTCTATCTCCTTCCAGCAAACGGAAGCACCCCGAAACAGATTACGCGTGAGCAGATTGACGAACTCCTCAGGACGAAGTGCATTTTCACGAGAAACAACACGCTCTTCCTGAAGCACAGCGTTAAAAAGGGTGTCGTCTCGTCGTGGTCAGAGCATTTCTACAAGCTCAGGAAGGCTACGAAGAAGAAGGGACAGAAACTGGAGCTTGACCTACATAACGGAAAGATAACCGAGAATGTCGATGAGGTAAAGAAGTTGATTCAGAACCTTGACGACAACCAGCAGGCGAGGAAGATTGCCCTTAATAGCTTGTACGGGACATTGGCCACCCCACACAGTCCAATCTACAATCCCTATATTGCTCAGACAATTACGCGCACGGGAAAATTCTGTAATCAGAGTTCGTCGGAATTTATCAGGAAATGCTTCAAGGAACGTTTTGGGATTGATGACAGCTACGTCAACGTGACGTCAGGGGACACGGACTCGAGTTTTTATTCAATGGAAATTCACATAAAACGTTAATTTTTGAATTATATTGACTGGGTATGCACATGACTCAACCTATCGCAATCTTTAGTAGTGCAATTATCGCATAAGGCACAATTCGTTGTGTTTGGTTGAGTTAACTGCATATTCAGTTTATATTGTAATTTTCAGTGGTTAAATTTCTTGACTAAAATTTATGAACGAACAGTATATTAGCAGGATTAAGGATATAATGAGTCATTTTAAGTTCCATTATTATAAAATATTGGGACATCAGGAGAATAAAGATTTGATGGAATTCATAGATTCCTGGTCTGAAAAACTCATTAACAATAGGTTATCAACAAAGATATTTTGGATTCTTCATGATATTCATGACTTTCCGCGTTGCAAGCAGTGTGGAAAATTAATGAATAGAGATGAGGATATTGATCTCAAACGTGATCGTTATCGCACATATTGCAGTAATAGGTGCGCATGTAGTTCATCGGAAAGAAATGAAAAACGAAAAAAAACAAACAACAGAATTTATGGTGGAAATGCACCAATATGCAATGATGAGGTAAAGAGGAAAACGAGGGAAACATGCCTTGAGAAATATGGTGTTGAATATGCAATGCAATCGCAGGGGTTTAAGGATAAAATAAAGGACACCATGTTAAAACGATATGGTGTTGAGTATGCGGCTCAAAATGAAGATATTAAACACAAAACGGTGGAAACCTGTCTTAAAAGATATGGGACGACGAACGGAGGATGTTCGAAGGAGGCTCTTGAAAAGATAAGAAAGACAAACCAGGACAGATATGGTGTCAATTGTTCGTTTGAGAGGGAGGAAGTCCGCGAAAAAGCAAAAAATACAAATCTTCGGAAATATGGCTCTGAATATTTCACCAGCTCGATGAGACATGCGGATTACAATTACATCAAATCCAGGAAATCATATAGGGAGACGATCCTAACGAACAAAGATGACCAACCGATGTTTTCCGAAGAGGAATATATCAAATATCATCTTGAAAGTTCATATCACGAATTTGAATTTAGGTGTAACAAGTGCGGGAATGTTTTCAAGTCGTTTCATCGAAATGGCATACATTCAAAATGCCCAAAATGTTTTCGGAAGACGGAGAAGTTCGAGGAGAATTGTCTATATGATTTTCTGAAATTGATTTTTGACGATAGTGTAGTTCATGGTATAGGTGGACGAAGAATAATACCTCCGTTTGAACTTGATTTCTATATTCCATCGAAAAAACTCGCATTTGAATTTGATGGACTGTATTGGCATAGTGATTGGAATGGAAAGGACAAGCATTATCATTTGACGAAGACAGAAATGTGTGATAATATCGGGGTACAATTGATACATATTTTTGAGGATGAATGGAATTTCAAACAAAGCATTGTCAAGAGTCGCATCAAGAATCTCCTTGGGATATACGACAGTGTCACATATGCTCGAAAATGTTTTGTTGCCAACGTTCCAAAAGAGGATGCGGATCGTTTTTTGGATGAAAACCATATTCAGGGGTGTTGTGTAGACAGAATAAGACTCGGTTTGTATCATAATGGTGAACTCGTTTCAATTATGACATTTGGAAAACCCAGATTCAACCGAAAGTATGAGTGGGAATTGTTGAGATTTTGCAACAAAATTGGTTATCATATACCAGGTGCTGCAGGAAAGCTGCTGAAGACATTTGAAAGACAATATAAACCATCAAACATCATTTCATATGCTGACAGGAGATGGAGTGTCGGAAAATTATATCATTCTCTGGGTTTCAAATTACATGGAATGTCTGAACCTTCGTATTTTTACATAAAGCATATGCAACGGTTTTCAAGGATCAAATTTCAAAAACATAAGTTGAAAGCAATTCTTGAAAATTTCGATGAAAAACTGACAGAGGTTGAAAACATGAAGAATAACGGTTATTTTAGAATATGGGACTGTGGAAATATGGTGTTTGTAAAGGAATTTGAATCTTCGGAAATCTTGAAATCGTGAAAATGATATTAGCTTGTATAAAAATTAAGAAATATATTAATACACAATACTGTATTTTGTAATTAACATCATGAACATATCGAAAGAGTTCATAAGGAACAGTTTTTATAGACCGAACGGACGTCTTAGGAAAGAATCCTGGATAAGAAAGACATTTCCAGAGGAGTATAAACATTTGAAATTGGAAACATCTTTTCTCGATGAAGATGTTTCATTCTCGGAAAGGTTATATTGTGTATTTCATAATATAACCTCTATTGTGAAATGCAAGACATGTGGAGTGAATCCAGTAGGATATGATAGGGCGCACTCGAGATATCGTGATTACTGTTCTCTTAAATGCATGGCAAATGACAGTGACATCAAGATGAGAAGAGCTGAAACGAATATTAAAAAATATGGACACATATGCAACCTTCATTCAGGTGTATGTCGGGAAAAGATGCGAAAAACATGTCTGGAAAAATATGGTGTTGAACATTACAGTAAATCGGATGATATAAAGTCAAAGAAGAAAAAAACGTTTCTTGATAGGTATGGCGTTCCAACTCCTGGACAGATAGAAGATGGAAAGGAGAAGTCAAAGCGTACATGCCGTGAAAAATATGGTGTGGAATACACAGGGCAGATCAAGGAACGTCGTGAAAAGATGAAGAATACCATGATGGAAAGATATGGTGTTTCATATTATCTCGAGAAGAGGGATATTCCAAGGGCAAGGTTTGCGAGAGAAATGGCTTATGACGAGATGATGAAAAACAATCTTGATACGCCATTGTTCTCCAAGGATGATTTTGTCAAAACTGGGTGTGCAAATTTTAAATTAAAATTCAGATGCAAGAAGTGTGGAAACATATTTGAAGCTTTTCACCGTAATGGATTTCACAGGACATGTGAAAAGTGTTTTCCTGTATACAACGCATCATCAATACCAGAAACTGAATTCAAGTGTTTCATCAAGGATATTCTCGAAACGAATGACATTGGGTATGTTGAGAATGACAGGGATGTGCTAAAACCAAGAGAACTCGATTTATATGTTGCCGATAAGAAAATTGCATTTGAGTTCGATGGACTTTATTGGCACAGCGACAAGTTCAGAGGGAGCAACTATCACACAGAAAAAACAAATGAATGCTTTGAGAAAAACATAAAGCTTATACACGTTTTTGAGGATGAGTGGTATTACAGAAAAGACATAGTGAAAAGTCGTATCAAGAACCTTCTTGGCTTTTATGATACTACCATATATGCAAGAAAGTGCATGTTGAAGAGTGTGCCATATGAAGAACGTTATTCATTTCTCGAGAAAAATCATACACAGGGTGATGTTGCATCGAGTGTTGATGTCGGACTTTATTATGAAAATGAGCTGGTGTCAATAATGACATTCGGGAAACCGAGATTCAACCGAAAATACAAGTGGGAACTTTTGAGATTCTGTAACAAGCTTGGATATCATATTCCGGGAGCAGCATCGAAACTGTTGAAACATTTTGAGGAAAATTACAAACCGTCCTCCATCATAAGTTATGCCGACAGAAGATGGAGCACCGGAAATCTTTATAATAGGCTTGGATTCACCTTGCATGGAATATCGAAACCGAATTATTGGTATTGGAGCGGTCATCATAATCATCCGAAACTTGAGAATCGCATAATATACCAGAAACATAAACTTCCAGCAATTTTAGATATTTTTTTACCCGACAAATCAGAGGTTGAAAATATGAAGATGAATGGTTATAATGTAGTTTATGACTGTGGAAACTTGGTGTTTGTAAAGGAATTTGAATCGGCGGAAATCCTAAAATCATGAAAATGGTTTTGACTTCTACGAATTAAATGCTAAAATAAGGACAAATCATGACAGAGCAAACGATTGAATAAGGACAAATCATGACAGAGCAAACGATTGAAATAGGCAGGCTTTTCGACGAACTCCTGTGTTCGGGTCTCGAGCTGAAACGGAGGAATGGATATGAGTACACGGAACCGAAGGGAATCGAGATCTTGACGAACGGAAACAGGTATGTTAGGATGGTATCCATATCCAGACACAAGACGTCGAAGCACCTCGTCCGCATCTCGGTGAAGACGAACGGAAGCGGAAGCTACGACGTCACTGTGACGACGGACCATGTCTGCATGGTGATGAACAGGGATCATTTCTTCGACAACGTGAACGCCAGGAACCTCGAAATCGGAGACTATGTGCAGGTATACGATGCCGGGTATGACAAGGAGGTTCTCGGGACAATATCCAACATTGAGGATCTTGGACCAACTGATGACTATGTATATGATTGTGAGGTTGATGACGACAGTCACACATTCTATAGCAATGATGTTTTAATACACAACAGCCAATTTGTCAATATCAAATGCGTTACCGATGATTTCAAGAGGAAATATAATCTTTCAGAGAAGATAGCGTCGTGGTCTGACGAGGACAAGCTGAAGCTGTGGAAACACATGAACGATTTCGTCGAGAACGATGTTAACGAGTTCGTGCACAGGCTCATCACGGATTGGTATCACACGGAGAAGCCGGAAGTCCTGAGGTATTCCCTTGAGTACATAGCCGACACCGAGCTAATGGAGTCGAAGAAGCACTACGCATGCCACAAGATCCTCTCCGAGGGGCCGGAAGTGGTTGACAAGATCAAGTATTCTGGAATTGAATTAAAGAAGGCTACTGTTCCGGTCAAAATCAAGGAATATCTCGGAACAATATATAAATCAACACTTACAAAGGACTGGAAGGAGAACGACTACAGGAAGTACCTTACCGAAATCTATCCGCTTTTCGAGAAGCTTGACATAAATGACATAGCGATCTGGAAAGGATACAACACGGGAAGGGAGTCCGTTGGGTTCCTTCAGATGGCGAAGGGTGCGACTGGAATTTCGAAGAGTGTCACATACTTCAACCAACTAATAGAAAAGCTCGGACTTACGGATAAGTACGAGACAATAACACTTGGCGAGAAGGTCAGGTTCTGCTACGTGAAGCCGGAGAACAGGTATGGAATCAACTGCATCGCCTTCAAGGACGGGCAGTATCCTGACGAGTTCAGGGATATTTTCGAGGTCGACTATGAGACGATGTGGGAGAAGCTGATAGAAAGCCCTCTCAAAAACTTCCTCGTGGCGACAAGATGGAGGGCGTTTAGTCCGCAGAACGCGAGTATAATGGACATTGACGACCTGTGATTTTCAAAAGGAGGAAAAATGAATGGTATTGTTGCGTTTCTGTTGTCGTTTCTGCTTGGAATCGTCGGCGCTGTATTGTCTGTTCCGCTGTTCGGTAGGATTGACGACGAGCTTCCCTATTGATCACCATACCAATGTTTTTGGGTATTCTTATAGGAAGTCTGTATGCGTTCCATGCCATCTTTGGTGTCTGAAGAATTTAATCCGTTTGTTGTTCTGAATACTGTTTGTGGGTTTATGTTGGATTATGTTGGAATTCGCGTTCACGTTAAATGTGAGGATCCGGAATCTACAGAACTAGAAAGACATATCGTTGTCTGGATGTTCTGCGGAGATGAGAGATACAGGTTTCTGTTGTACAACCCAAATTGTGGGTTCTTCTACGATACGACACAAATGTTTGTGCTCTTCCTGGAGACTTATCTTGAGGCTGTTTCCGCGAAGAAACCGAGTTGGAATAAACCATTGTTGACCGAATGTCTGTTGTCCCCGCAAATGAAGTGCATAGCTGAGGAAATCGACAGGTTTCTTCGTGGCGAAAGCAACTTTTCGGAGTATGGGTTGAAAATCAAGCTGGATATGCTTGGTGTTTTCAAGCTCCAAAATCGGTACAATACATACAGTCAACTACGCACCGACCGAAGATCGGTGCGCTTGCCAGGATTGACCCCCGACGTTCGGACCGTTGACAAACCCGGGTGGCACCTGTTCCTGGTGTTGTATGCGGCGTTCCAGTCTGCGTCGAAGACGCGCCAGTCGGACGCCAGGAACCTGCATCCCATGCGGACGCAGCCGTGCGGCTACCCGTCCGGCAATCCATCTGGGACGTTCCCATTACACAATGTGTTTACGGCTTTCTTTAAAAACACCTTGACTTTTATGTCTCAAATGCTATAATATGTGCAAAAGGAGAAAGCCGATTCCTCGCAGCCACTGAAGATGGCTGCGTTTCCTCGGCTGAAAATTATGAGACGAGAAGATGCCACGTCTTCAGCGTGGTATAGAGAGTTAACTATATGCACGAACGAAAAGGAATAATCCTCTGCGGCGGTTCTGGTTCCAGGCTCAGACCCCTTACGAACTACGTCACGAAGCAGTTTCTCCCAATATACGACAAGCCGATGATCCACTATCCCCTCTACACGATGCTGAAGATGGGGATAAGGGAAATCCTTTTCATATCGACACCCGAGTCGACGCCGATTCTCGAGCGGAATCTCGGTGACGGAAGCGACTTCGGCGCAAGTTTTCATTATATGGTTCAGAATAAGCCGAACGGAATAGCCCAGGCTTTTGTAATAGGTTCTGAATTTCTTGGAAACAGCCACTCTTGCCTCATTCTCGGGGACAACGTGTTCTACGGAAGCCAATGTGAGAGGGTGTTCCGGGACGCGTGCAGGTCGGGGGACAACACGGTGTTCGGATATGAGGTTTCAGACCCCGAGAGATATGGTGTCGTCGACTTCGACAATGACGGGAACGTGATTTCCATAGAGGAGAAGCCAGAGCACCCGAGGACGAGGTACGCGGTCCCAGGAATCTACTTCTACGATTCTGAAGTTGTTGAGATTTCAAGGAGCCTGAAGCCTTCCAAGAGGGGAGAATTCGAGATAACCGACGTGAACAGGGAATATCTTCGTCGCGGAAGGCTGAAGTTTATGAGAATCAAGAACGGGAACGCATGGCTGGACACGGGAACGTTTGATAGCCTGAACGACGCAAGCAACTTCATCAGGACAATCGAGACAAGAACCGGGGTGAAGGTGTGCGATCTTGAGAGGTTCAGGAAAAAACAGGTGGTTCTGGAGGGAAAATGAGTCTAAAGAGGGCGTGCTGGTGCAGGAAGGGTGATGGTTTCGGAATCCGTCACCTGAAGTCGGTGAGGAAGGACGGAATGGTTCTGACAGACGAAATCAAGGAGGACCGGTTTTCGGATGGATTTTCTGACAAAGTTGTGAATTCTATGCCATGCTAAAGACATGTCATCTTTCTCGTCAATTTTTTGTAAATATTTTAACAAAGGAATTTCATAAAATGAGAGCTAAATACTTCATCAACATGTGGGCGGAAAAGACGCGCAAGATCTACGGCGAATCATACGATCCAGTGGAAGCGTCCTATGCGACGCGCAAGGAGGAAGAGGAGAAGAAGGAACAGGACACGGACAAACCCGAAGCGCCTGTTGAGTCAAAGCCGGAAGAGACTCTAACCGACGAAAAGACAGGTCCGGAGTAGAAGAACGAGGGTTATTGTGACGAGGATGTCGAGTCTGCCACTGCGGAAGTCGATGTGAAGGAGGACGAGAAGGAAGAGGAAATTCCGTACGACGGTCAGATTGACGAAGGTCTAATGGACTTCTTGAAACACCCGATACAGACGATCAAGGATCAGTACGCAAAGTATATCGACAATAAGCAGTGGGATGAAATCATCAAGAGGGCGAAGGATGTTGGAACTCAGGGAGTAAAGGCGGCTTCGCAGAAAATAGTTTCGATGCTCAAGTCGAACGAGCACGCAAAGCTCACTGTCAAGAGTGGGTCTACAAACCAACCAATCGGTTCGATGTGCCTGATGACATTCAAGGGAATCGTGTTCCTCTGCATAACACAGAAGGGTAATGACGCAGAACCCGCCACTCTTGACACACTCGAACAGGTTCTCAAGGGCGGAGTGTCCGGAGACGGCTCCAAACCAATCAAGAAGTTCACCCAGGGAATTGGAGCGATACTCTTCCTCAGTAAGCAGGACCAGAAGGACGGGGACGCTACGGAAGGTAAGTTGATTACTGGGGTCGAGGAATCATCCGACGGAATCACGTTCGTTCCGGATTCGGTATCGATGGGGCAGCGGAAAGATGACATATCCAAAGCTGATCTATTCTCGTGAGGGACGAAAACGGTCTTGATGACGAAACCGCCGTGAAAACGGCGGTTTTTCCGTAAATAGGCATAAGTTTCCGGTAGAATACTGAAAGTATCAGAGGAATAAGCATGGCATCAGTTCTAAATAGGCTTTTCGAGAAGTACCGCACGATGACTCGCGGCAGGGGTATCAACCCACAGGCTCAGGAGTAGCCCGGACAGTAGACAAGGAGATTCGGAGAGGATGCCCTTAGGAAAAACCCCAACCTCCCAATATTCGACAACGCCTAGAACAACATCGCAGACATAATAGACAGACGTTCTGTGGTATCGCAGTACCAGACGTAGACTCAAGTGACGTCACCCGACAACTACTTTGCCTCGATCTTCTCTGGCATGATGGCGATGCCGATCTACACGAACAAAAGCGAGAGAATACGCCAGTACAGGGCTATGGCTGTATACCCGGAGTGCGACTTCTGCATCTGCGAGCTTGCGGACGACTTCATACATGAGGATGAGGAGCAGAACTTCGTACACCTCCACATTCCGGACGAGAAGACGCACCTTGATGAGGACCAGAGGAAGGTTCTGTAGAACGAGTTCACGCGCTTCGTCGAGTTGTTCCATTTCAGGGAGGATGGCTTCAATCTCATGAAGCGTTTCCTTGTCGATGGTGAGCTTGCGTTCGAGAACATCATCAACGCAGACAAACCCAAGCTCGGGATCATTGGCGTCAAGTACCTCCCGACGGAATACTATGAGACGATGATGGATCAGGAGACTGGAAAGTCAATCGGCATAATTTTCGACAAGGAGAAACTGACGAGGGATCTGAAGACGATAGTGTCGAACTCGTGTCTCGGCTCGAGGTCCATCTTCAACAACCTCATCTCGACACAGACAACGTTCTTCAGCGACAAGGGGTCCTTGATACCGATTCTGTGGCCGCAACTCACCTACATGTCATCGGGGGACACCTCGGCAGACGGACTGATATCGTACCCCGTGATAGAGAAGTGCAAGTAGGCTTACCATCAACTCGCCCTTATGCAAGATGCAGCTGTTATCCTTCGTGTGACAAGGGCTCCGGAACGTCTCCTCTTCAACATCTCTACAGGAGGAGTTGCGGACAAGATAGCCCGCCAGAGAATAAGGAATTTCATCAATGAGATGAAGTCTAAGAAAGTCGTCTCAACGACAAACCCCGGAGAGAACGAAGACATAAGGACTGTTTACAACCCGGTCACAATGCTTGAGACGTACTTCTTCGGAAAGTCAAATGCAAACGATGGCACGACTGTCGAAACCGTCGGTTCAACCGCCGACTATGAGCAGATAGCCGACATCGAGTTTTTTCTCAGGAGGCTTTTCAAGCAATTTAAGGTCCCGTTTTCAAGGTACAAGACCCCGGAGAACTCGCTCGAACGGGACGACACGATATCATATGAGGAATACTCAATGGCTCGTGCCGTCATACGCTTCTAGAGGCGCTTTGCCATGGGTCTCAAACGCTCGTTCATAACGGATCTGAAGCTCCGTGGCGTCTGGCAGTCGTATAGCATGAAGGATTCTGACTTCACCGTTGACTTTACGCCGCCGGTACTATATGATCTCTATCAGCAGCAGAAGATGCTCGCCGCAAAGATGGATACATATAAGGTGGTGGTAGACAATGAAGAGTTTTCGAAGACTGTCGCAATGAGGAAAATTCTCAAGATGACCGACGACGAGATCGACGAGAACTTCAGGGCTTTGATCAAGGAGAAGCAGATGGTTGCCCTTGCCGACTATTTCGCGGACAAGATTTCCGATGAGAACAAGCCCCTTGACTATAAGTCTCCGTTGAGGCTTTCCGGCGAGGAGGGGGGTGTGGACGGCGAAAACAGTGCCGATGGCGGAACGGGGGGTGGAAGTTCGGGTGTCTCGGCTTCGGACGAGGACGTTCAGGAGGAAGAATCTGGAGATGAAGGTGGTGGAGAAGCCCCGTCATTTGGTCTCGGATAATTTGACCTTTCAGCGAACCCCCTGTGTGGATTGAAGACCCAACATCGTTCTCACCATTTCTTTGTAAATAATTGCAATGATATTTTTGGAAAGCTGGGAACCGCGTGAATTTAGACAAAATGGAAAATAATCTTGTATTTGCGTAAATAACAGCAGAACAGAATTTCAAGGAATAGAAGATGAGCCTAAAGACAGTCAAGAAGAACTACATCAGCCTCCTAAAGGCGTTTTCTGACGCTGGGGTCACGCTTACCGAGTCCCAGAAGAATACGCTTGACAATTTTATAACAGATCTCCAGAAAACGATGGACAGTCAGCGTGACATGACGATTCGCGCAACGAAGAAGGTTGTCGAGGAGAAACTGGAGAAGGAGTATAAGTCTGCCGTCGAGTCGCTGATGGTGGAAATGAAACAGAATTCCGAACTTGCCGGAAAAATACAGTAGAAGATTTGTGAGTCGGAACAGAACAATAGGCTCGCGGATGTCGTTGACGAATATCTCACAGAGCATGTCAACGAGGTTCTCCCCAAGAAGACGATTGTCGACTACACGGAACTGAAGCGTAACTAGAGAATTGTTGAATCCCTCAGGAACATGTTCATGATTTCAGAGCCTGAGATAGCAGACAAAATCGAAAACGCAAGGGCAGAAGTCGTTGCGGAGTCCGATAAGCTCAGAAAACAGAACGAGACGCTGACAGAATCCATTAAGAAGAGCAACGAGGAGTTTGTTAAGCTCTCGAAGATGTACTCGACCCTCAGGGCTCGCGAGTTTGTCCTCGAGAATACCAGAAAGCTTCCCATTGTCGAATCAAGGGAAATCCTCAGGAAGACGAAGGGGATGGACTTCGACTAGGTTACGAAGAATTTCAAATCGATCCTGGAATCCGTACAGGATGATGTCGCGGATCAGTAGAACACCCGCGCCGACGAAAAGGATTTGGAGGAGGCTATTGCCACCATAATGGAAGGTGACAAAGCCAAGTCCGAAAAAGAAACAACAAGTGATAAGGATGCTCAGGGAACGGAACCTGTTTACGCAGAGCAGACTGAGAATGAAGCCGATGACGATGCCGAGGCTGAGCCTTCAGACGAAGACGAGTCCGGACAGGTTGTCGTGGCGGAATCTCAGATGCGCTCGTGGATAGAGACCCTGAACCGTATCACACCAATAAGATAAGGAAAAAACAACTATGCGTAAGACAATTAGCGCAGAGCAGTTGATGCAGAAGTGGGCTCCGATGATCGACACTGGAGACAAGATCCAGCGTCGTGAGACGCGGAAAGCCCTCGCTCAGATCTTCGAGAACACGGCCGAAGAGCTTGAGAAACACGGACTCCTGACCGAAGCCACGGGTCTGACCCAGGGCGGCGTTCTCGGCAACTCGCCTGTTGGCAAGGATCGCTCGAGCGGCTACCTCAAGGGTCCGTACGGTCGCGAGAAGGCGGAGAAGGTCGGTGCAACAAACGACTTCTACCTCCCAAACGTGATCATGCCCATGGTTCGCCGTATTTTCCCTTCACTCATCGCACACGAACTCGTTGGCGTTCAGGCTCTCAACGGTCCGGTCGGCTATGCTCTCGCATACCGTGCGAAATACGGTGAGACGGGTGGTGTCGGCGTTCCTGGCGACGTCGGCTACGGCAAGTTCGGCAACCCCGCCGTTCCCGGCGAAATCGGGTTCAATCCCGTCGATACGCGTTACACGGGCGGCGTTGACGCCGGCGCGGAATCCCTGACGGCAAACGTCGCAGACGACGGCACGGACATCAGCAAGGCTTGGGCGGCGTATTGCGGCACGACGGGCGCTAAGCCATGGGCTGGCGTTGGTGTCCCGCTCGGTGAGAATACGGAGTATGCAAAGTTCTCCGACGGCTCGTATCCTACGGTTGCGTTCGATTTCATCAAGACGATGGTCGAGGCTCGTACCCGTAAGCTCGGTGCCGGCTGGTCGCCGGAACTCGCTGAGGATGTGGAGGCTATGCACGGCTTTGATGTCGAGTCTGAGTTTGTGAACATGATCTCCTACGAGATTGGTGCGGAAATCGACCGTCAGCTGGTCAACGAGATGGTCAAGGCTGCCCTCACGGGCGGTTCTGTCACGAGCTGGTCGCCCGCAAAGGCTGACGGTCTCGACCAGATGGGTCGTCTCGCGACACTCCTTACCCAGATCACAATAGAGGCGAACCAGATTGCTCTCCGCACCCGTCGCGGTCATGCGAACTTCGTCATCACCTCACCTCGTGTGACAGCCCTCCTCGAGCAGCTCTCGATAAACAAGTTCGTCAGCATTCAGAACACAACAAAGGACGCTCCTTCGGTTCCTGATTCCGGCGTTGGTGCACTCACCAAGGTTGGTCTCATCAACGACGGTCAGCAGCTCCTTGTCCGCGACACGTATGCGACCGGCGACTATGTCCTCATGGGCTACAAGGGTGCGCATCCGGCGGATAACGGTATCATCTACTGCCCGTACATCCCAGTACAGCTACAGAAGGTGATCAACCCCAACACCTTGACGAATGTCATCGGAGCAAGAACAAGGTATGGTGTGATGAACAGCGTGTGGGATGCCAAGAACTACTACCACTTCATCAACATCGAGGGTCTTGATGCTGAGTACAAGTTCAACGCGGAACGTCAGTTCATCACGACACCTTCGAAGGTTACGAACGGTACTCTCTTCGTCTAATCCACGGATTGACACGAGAAAAGCAGAAGGGTCGGACGGAAGTCCGGCTCTTTTGTTTTCTTTCAAAATGGGTTGACTTTTCCGTGAAAAATGCTATAATTTCTTTACAAAACTGACGAGAAAGATGTCAGGTCTTCAGTTTGATATAAAATTCACAAAAGTGAAAGAAAGTCCAGGTCCAAAATCATAGAACACATTAAAGAGTATGACGACGAGATAATTCACCTTATGAAAGAATATCCAGTTCATTTCACGAGAATGATCATGAGCAAGGGTGTTCACGGGGAAAGGACTGCCGACAGAACATATCTCTATGATTACATAAGGAGAGCCACACCAAAGTTAGAGTCGGATTTCTATAAGTTGATGACAAGGATATATTGGCTTTTAAATGACATCGAGGATTTCCCGCTATGTCATAATCCAAACTGTCCAAATCCGAGGCTTGTGAACTTCAATGTGAAGAACATGAAGCAAGGATATGTACGTTTTTGTTCAAGAGCCTGTCAGTATTCGTCAAGTGAATGGAGGTCTTCAGTTGAGAACGGTGTTAACGAGAAATATGGTGTCAAGAACTATTTCATGACAGACGAGTTCAAGAACAAGTACGCTGAGATAGTCGAGGAAAATGAGAGGAAGAAACACGATACGAGAAAGGATAACCATACGTTTAATGTTTCGGAGAAGGAGAATGATGTCTATCGAATTCTCCTGAACAGGTTTGATAAGTCAGATATCGTCCGGCAATATTCTGATTCGAGATACCCATATTCATGTGATTTCTACATAAGGTCAATTGACACGTTCATCGAATATAACGGAAACTGGACACATGGTGGACATCCTTATGACGAAACGAACGAAAACGACAGAAACACTGTTGATGTTTGGAGGAGAAAGAATTCCAGGTTTTATGACAACGCAATAGAGAATTGGACTATAAGAGACGTTTCGAAAAGAAAGACGGCGAAAGAGAACAACCTAAATTTCATCGAATTTTGGAACCTTTCAGATGTGAGGAAGTATGTTGGGGTCGATACCATTCGCAACATGGCACACTTGAACATTGGGTGGGACAGGAAACGTGCAAATTACGAATATAAGTATTATTTTTCAAAGGATGTCCCGGTTTTGAATCCTTTTGTTTCGAGAAACAACTATATAATCAAGTATTTTCAGCAGGATGTGTTCTTCAGAAAGGAAAAAGAAATCTGGAATACAGATAACAGGACAAGGGAACGGTTAATCGAGAACAGGATTAAATATCTGGGTAAAGATGAGTGTGAGCTGACCCCCGAAGATATGTTGAATGGGTTCAAGAAATCCGGGATATATTACGGATATTCTCATTTCAATCCGTTGTGGTTCAAGTGGTTCATTCAGAAGTATGATGTAAAAAGATGCTATGATCCATGTGGGGGTTGGGGGCACAGGCTTCTCGGAAGTCTTGGGCTTGAGAAATACATATACAATGATCTGTCGAAGGGAACGAAGGCGAATGTCGACAGAATGGTGAAGTTTTTCGGATTGGAAAATATCATTACATACAATGAGGATGCAAGACATTTTGTTCCAGAAGAAAAGTTTGATGCAATGTTTACATGTCCTCCTTATTACAATGTCGAAGAATATGAATGTGGGAAATTTTCCGGTATTGACGACTATAATAGGTTCATTTCATCGTTGTTTGACGTGTTTAATGGAAATCGGTGGTGTATGACATTTGGGCTTGTCATCAGGGAGGATTTTCTCCCCGAAAAATTTCACTTTTTTGGGGAGAAGTATCCCCTGAACCTGAAGCATGACTCATATTTTAATTCAGAAAAGAACAAGCATGAAGAGTACATGTATATTTTCAAGAAATGAACTCTATGCCATACTGAAGACATGGCATCTTTCTCATTAATTTTTTTTGTAAATAATTCCATAATGGATGTCGGAATCGTAGACAAATAGAATTATCACATAACCGCATTGAAGGGTAAGGATGGGATTACGAAATACGTGATTATACATCTTGACTTCGATGATGGCAAGCACATAGTAAAGGTGACGAAGTGTGACATTGGCTCCATTGACGGGAAAGTCATAATCAGAAAAGAGTTTGATGACCCATATCTCGCATTCAACTCATACAGGAAGCTAATAGACGACTATTCCGCAGTCGTAATCCTCGACGATAGGGACGCCTCCTCCCCGGACGATCTCTTCCTCGATTCCGTTGCATACCACTGCACAAAGCCGGAGTGTTGTTTTATGTGTGCATATGCAATAAAGGACGAGAAGCTCATGTTTCCGTTCAAGACGAAGCTTGGAATGCTCTGTGGCAATCCGGAGAACCTGGACACATACAACAGGCTTCTCAGCGATCATTTCAGGGAGCACGAGATGTCGAAAGCCTGCCAGGTAGCGCGTCCGAGGATAGAGCCCTTCGGGATATGCAAGAACTACGCTCCGGTCGGTACGCTCGCCGAAAGGCTGTGCGAAAAGCCGGAATTCGACTTCGGAAGGGATCCAGACTGGAAGCTGTTCTGCAGAATGTACGGAAAGCACCGGTGCAACGACTTCGTGATGGATTTTGTGGACGTATACGATAGGAACTGAGATGAACGACAAACTGCAGACAATACATATTTCTGAACTGACCGAAACAGAAACTCACAAGAATTCGGACTTCCTTGTAGTGACAGATGGTGAAACTCTTGATACGACGAAGGAGACAATAGGAAACTTCACCGGAAATCTCGTCACGCTTGCTGGAGAACAGTAGATAACCGGAAAAAAGACTTTCAGGGGGGGGGTAAATCTCGGCGACAACGCGACCGTCGGTGGTAATCAGACCGAGACTGGACAGAGGGAGTCTGTGGCTAGTCTCGGTTTTGTGTTGGACAATTTCGCGAAAATCGAACATTATCATGACGCCCAGGAAATCAGCGACATCGACAAGCGCATACTGGACGTCACAGAACCGAGATATGCGAAATACAACCATCATCATGATTTGGGGCAAATTGACAACCTGACGCAACTTGACGAAAGATACAGTGAAAAGAATCATACGCACACAACAAACGAGATAATCGATTTTGCAAAGGGTGTGGAGAACGTCATCGGAAATAAGTTCACACCACCCTCCCATGGGAGCGGATATCAAGACATAACCGGATTTGACGAACGGGTTGCCGAATTGACGAATGGAAAGTTCGCGCCGATATCCCACACACATAAATGCGACGACATAGTGGATCTCTGGGAGACGATTAACGGGAAGGTCGAACGCCTTTATGCGAAGATCTCCCATGCCCATAATGTCAATGACATAACGGATCTTTGTGATACAATCAACAGTATCACAACCGACTTGAATGGCTGTATTGAAGACATAAAGGAATTGAAGGACAAGCATGCCCATAATGTCAATGACATAACGGATCTTTGTGATACAATCAACAGTATCACAACCGACTTGAATGGCTGTATTGAAGACATAAAGGAATTGAAGGACAAGCAGAACAGTGCGTCGAGGTTACCATTTTAGAACTTCACGAAGTACACAAATGCTTCATATAAATGGACTGCGCCAGCAGATGGGCTGTGTACTGTTTCGGTCTCCGTACGAAAAGGTGGAGGTAAAAAACAGTATTGTCTTAAAATGCAACGTCCTAACACAAACTCTGTAGTCGTTGCTAGAGGACTTGGAACCGATTATTATGATAACAGCGCTAGTCTTTGGAGTACCTCATTCACCACATTTGTATAGAAAGACACCAAATTTACTGTAATTCAAGAAGACAAAGGCTTTGCACTCGAAAACGATGAAATAGAAAGTTTCGATATTGTGTTGTGGTCATGAACTAGTCACACTTTAAAAAGTGTGATGTTTCTCGTTTTGTTTTTCTAAAACCAGACACAGATCCCGTTATTTTCCGTCAGATACCCACAGCTGAAGCCGTGAGCTTGCAGGGCGGACGAGTGGCATTCATGGTAGCATGAATGCAAATATATATTTGTATAAGGTGAGGTATGAAGGGGTATATCGAGGAATACACACCAATCTCGGTTCAAACCTTACGTTGTGGCTTGGGGTCAATCGTAGTGTTGACATAAGCGGTTATGTTACAGAAAACTTGACGATTCATATGCCAGGCTAAAGACCTGGCATCTTTCTCGTCAAGTTTTCTGTAAATATTTCAGCTATGCCTTTGAAGAACGACGAACTTGAAACGATAAAAATTTCGGAACTGAACGAGCAGATCTTGCACAAGGACAATGACATTCTTGTTGTTACCGATGGTGACACCCTTGTCACCAAGAAGGAAACGGTGGGCAGTTTTACCCGGAACAACGTCACGCTCGACGGCGACCAATCAATCTCCGGGAAGAAGAGATTCTGGGGGGGGGTTGAGCTTGGCAAAGATGTGACGATGACATGTGAGCTGCCGGGCAACTGCCCGGACGCAAGCGTCGTGAACGCGGGGTTCGTCAGAGACAATTTCGCAAAGAAAGAACATACACATACACGAGATGAAATCACGGATCTAAATGGTCTTGATGACGTGTATTCCAAACTCGGACACAAGCACAAACTTCAGGACATAAACGACATCGACAAGCTGAATCTGGTTTACAGCAAACTCGACCACAAGCATAAGGCTGAAGACATAACAGATCTTGGAGAGTTTGGAGATGGGAGATATTCCAAACTCGACCACAAGCATAAGGCTGAAGACATAACAGATCTTGGAGAGTTTGGAGATGGGAGATATTCCAAACTCGACCACAAGCATAAGGCTGAAGACATAACAGATCTTGGAGAGTTTGGAGATGGGAGATATTCCAAACTCGACCACAAGCATAAGGCTGAAGACATAACAGATCTTGGAGAGTTTGGAGATGGGAGATATTCCAAACTCGACCACAAGCACCAACTTCAGGACATAAACGACATCGACAAGCTGAATCTGGTTTACAGCAAACTCGACCACAAGCATAAGGCTGAAGACATAAC